CTGAAATTTTTTTACATCTGCGCCTGCCCAGCCATAAATTGCTTGATCATCATCGCCTGCTAGTATAACATATTTGCTGTTTTCCTTGATAATATTGAACATTTTCCATTGTATGGGTGATAAGTCCTGTGCCTCATCAATAAAAGCTACGTCAAATTTTGGACACAATTTAGACACAATAAATCTTTCTATCATGTCTGTAAAATCCACTAATTGAAATGATTCTTTGTAGTTTTGTACTTCATCACAAATAATTTTTAACAATCTCTTGTCCATGTCCTGTGAATACATGTCAGTATTATATTCTTGTTCGATTGTAATATTTTTTATTCTAGCTGCATTTATTAAATTAAAATATTCACTGTCAGAATTTATGAACCCTGTAGATTCTTCTCCATTAGAATACACTGTAACTTCTATACCCAGCTTTCTACCTATGTCCTCGTAATGTTCATCTTGCATAACCTGTGCTTTCTTCATACCAAGTTGATTAAAAGCAAGAGAATGTAGTGTTCTAAAGTATTTTAAATCTTTTCTCTCAAAAGCTGTGTGATACTCTAACATCCTATCAATAGCCTCGTTTGCAGCTTTGGTTGTAAATGCAAAGTATCCTATTTTATCTATGGGTGTGCCCAGTTTTAAAAATGTTTTAACATATTTTAATAGCTTTGTAGTTTTCCCTGTGCCTGGAGGCCCGAATAATTTTCTACTAATCACATCTCCTCCCGTATATATCGTTTTAATTCTTTGTCTTGCACGTTTTCTGGTATCTCATTCTTAAAAAATATTCTGTAGCTATCGCTGCCATACTTACCAATTCCAAATAATTCTGTTGCATCTTTACCATCCCAGTTTATAAAATCACACGACATTCTCCATATTCTATTTGCTCTTACATTTTTCATGCCCAGGTCTTTTAACATCTCAGCAATAGTATCTTTGTCTGATAATAGTAAAGTCCATGCGTTAGGAAATCTCTCAAAAAATTCTGGTAATACCTTCTTAACCTTCTTACGTCCGGTTTGATTAAGACAGATGACACCCACCATGTGTTGCCATTCATTTTCTACCTGTTGTTGCACCATTAGATTATCTTCCATTATATTATGTCCGTTTTATGTTTTGTTTTAGTGTGGTGTATTGGTACTTCCTCAAATGTTTTTACATTTATCTGTATGATATTTTTTGTTGATGAGTGATACTTACCAGATTCTTTTGATGGAAACCTTTTCTGTTCTAAAAATTCTATTTCACATTCTTGATACAATACCTGCATCATACGTCCTGTTTTATCTTCGCTGTACTTCCAGTTCTTTGCTTTTAATTTGTCATAAAATTTATCAAACTTAAAGAATGCATAGTCACCTTCTATTAATACAGATCCAGTTTTAAATGCAGCATCGCTTGTTGCTTTTGGTCCATTTATCTTTGCATGTATTACATCATGTAGTTTTTCTTTTGGTGATGTGCCTACAGGTGGCTGCACAACTTTCTGTGTTTGGTACAATGCATCCATGACAGTTTGTTCTTCATCATTCTTAATCAATGGTGGTAAGAATCCTGCAGCTTTTGATATTGAGTTACGTCTTTTACGCTGATCATTTAGGTGTTCTACATTTTTACAATGCACCGTAGCTGTACCAATACCGTCTGGTTTTGTTACATCAAACTCATACTCTGGTTCTGGATCTAGATCTATCTTCTTTAAATTTGTTAACACAGGATAAGAACCTTTTGATCCTGCCAAAACTCCA